GTCAGGACTTCTCTCCCCCCGAACGAATTGGTTGCGCGAAAGTTGTTGTGTTGCAATGACATCCAAATCTGAAAGTCGTTGCGCCGCAACGGATTTCAAGCCCGACGGTTTAGGCGAACGCGCTGCCGCATTATGGTCGGAGTTGATCGCCGAACGCGCGTCGGTGACGCGGCAGATTCTCGCCGGTGAGGCGTGCCGTCTGACCGACCGACTGGACCGGCTCGACGCAAAGAACGAGATGACCGAGGCTCGGCAAACCGCCGTGGTACTTCGCCAGATCTTGGGGCAATTAGCCGGCCAACAGGCAGAACTACCTGGAGGTTCGATTGCTGACGAGGTTGCGGCGCGGCGGGCTGCTCGGGAGTCAGGCGCCACGGGTTAGTTCGCTGCCTCCCGGTCCACGGGATTTCACCGCGGGTGACGATGCGCTCGAGGTGGCCGACATCGCAGGCCGTGAGTGCATGGAGTGGCAGCGGTGGGCGGTGCGCGAGGGCATGGCCGCCAACCCGGTGACCGGCAACTGGGTTGCGTTTGAGGTGGCATGGCTGGTCGCCCGCCAGAACGGCAAGAACGGCGGCATCGAGGTCGTTGAGCTGGGCTGGATGGTCAACGAGCCCGGTGTGTCGATCCTGCACACGGCGCATGAGTTCCAGACGGCGCTGGAGTCGATGGACAAGCTCGAGGCGCTGATCCGGTCGCATCCGCTGCTCGAGGACGAGATCCTGAGCGTCCGCTACGGCAACGGCAAAGAGTCGATCCGGCTGAAAAACGGGTCGATCATCCGGTTTCGTACCCGCACAAAGTCCGGTGGTCGTGGCTTTTCGGTGGACCGGCTGGTGATTGACGAGGCGATGATCTGGTCGCCGGCGTCGCAGGCCGCGATCATGCCGTTGTTGACGACGGCGCAACGCCCGCAAATCTGGTATCTCGGGTCCGCTGCCGACGTGGATACGCACGAATACTGCGGCAAATGGGCATCCCTGCGGCAGCGGGCGCTCGAGGGCGGCGACGCCGGGCTGATCTGGCTGGAGTGGTCGGCGCCCGATCCGCCTACCGATGAGTTCGAGCGGGCCCGGTGGCGCGAGGACCGCGAGAACTGGGCGTGCGCGAACCCCGGCATGGGCGAGCTGCTGACCGAGGACTACATCGAATCCGAGATGCGGGCGTTTCGCCGAGACCTCGACAAATGGGAGGTTGAGCGGCTCTCAGTCGGCCGCTGGCCGGCACTGGACGCCATCGTCTCCGAAATCCAGGGGTGGGACAGGATGCGAACCCCCAGCCCGCCGAAGCTGGTCAACAACCCGGCTATCGGCCTGCATCTGACCCGCGGTGTGTGGACTATCTGCGGGGCGCAGTACGCCGATACTGGCCTCGCCCATCTCGAGCTCGGGTATAGCCAGGCCGCCACCAGCGCCGAGGTGGTGCGCGCCGTCGTGGAATTGGTCGCCGCCTGGGATCCGGTCGCCGTCGCGATCAAAGGCCGCTCCGAGGCCGCCGCGATCGAGGCCGAGTTGATCAAGGCCGGTGTCGAGCCGGTGATGGTCAATGGCGGGGTGTGGGCGCAGTACTGCGGTGGGTTCCTCAATGCCGCGATGGGCGCCAAGCTCTCCCATTCGGGTCAGCCCAAGCTCGACGAGGCCACCGGGCGCGCGGTGCGCCGCGATATGCCGGCGGGCGACTTCGTCTGGGATGAAACGGCGGCGGGGATCTCGGCGGGCGCGCTGTTCTCGGTCACGTTGGCCCATGGCGCGCTCCTGGCGTTCGGCAATGAACACGCACGCAAGCCTGCGCCACCGATCTCAGGCGAATCGACGGTTTCCCACGATTTTGACGCGATGACAGCAGCGTTTTAAACGGCGGCGGAGCGCGGACTTTGACAGACGGCTCCAAATCCATCGGGCGCATAGAAGTCGAAGGACATTTCATCATCCCAAATAGATGCGTGAGCGTCGTTCTGGGCGATGTGACTGCCGCTGTGACCCGCGGCTCTAAAGCAAAGCCTGGGGCGATGGTCAAGCTCGGGGATCTTGTCTATCCAGGCGCGTTCACTCTCGCGAACACCCTCACACGAAGGGTATTCGGCACCGCATTCATCTAGGGGCATAGCCAGTTATTTTAGCCGAAAGGGGCGACAATTTGGCCACCAAGATTGCCGCCCCCAAGACTGAACAGGGCTACACCAACCCCTTTGCCGGGTTCGGCAACGGGTTCGGGATGTTCTTCGACGTCTTCGAGGACAATCCCGAGCTGCTGTGGCCCAATTCGGTGCGCACGTTCACCAAAATGGGCCGCGAGGACGCCCGCACGGCGTCAGTTCTGCGCGCGGTGGGCCTTCCGGTGCGCCGTACGCCGTGGCGGATCGACCCGAACGGCGCGAGCGACGAGGTAGTGGCGTTCGTCGCTACCGACATGGGCCTGCCGATCGTCGGAGCGGACGAAACAGCACCCAAGCCACGGATGACAGGCCGATTCTCCTGGCCGAAGCACCTCAAACAGGCGCTTTTGAGCCAGAAATTCGGCCATTCGCTGTTTGAGCGCACCTACATGATCGGCGCCGACGGACGCGCGCATCTAGGCAAGGTGTCGGCCCGGCCGGCCTCGACCATCGCCTACTGGAATGTGGCGCGCGACGGCGAGCTGCTGTCGGTGCAGCAGTGGCCCGCGGGCACGTTCTCGGGCTCCGGTGTAGTGCTGGTGGGCCCGACGAACGGCCCAGCCAGCCCGATGGGCGGCACTGAGATCACCTCCGACCGGCTGGTGGTGTACCTCAACGAGCCCGAGGACGGTATTCCGTTCGGTAACAGCCTGTTGCGGCCCGCGTTTAAGCACTGGCAGCTCAAGGACAAGTTCATGCGCATCGAGGCCGCGGCCGCCGAGCGCAACGGGATCGGCGTGCCAGGCTTCACCGCCAGCGAGGCCGAATCCGAAGACACTGAGCGGCTCGCGCTCTACAGCCAGATGGCCCAGTCCTACCGCGGCGGCCAGAATGCGGGCTTCTCGATACCCAACGGCGCCACATTCAAGCTCTACGGCGTCGAGGGCAACACCACCATCGCCGACATCCGCCAGGCCATCGAGTATCACGACCGCCAGATGGGCACCGTCGCGCTGGCACATTTTCTCAACCTCGACGGCAAGGGCGGCAGCTACGCGCTGGCCTCGGTGCAGGCTGACACGTTCATCCAATCTGTGCAGACGGTCGCCGACGACATTCGCGACGCAGCCCAAATCGCCCTGGTTGAGGATCTGGTAACCGCCAACTGGGGGCCCGATGAAGCCGTTCCCATGTTGGTTTTCGACGAAATCGGCTCACAACAGGACGCGAACGCGACGGCGCTGAACTTACTGGCGCTGGCGGGGCTCATTAAGCCGGATGCACCGCTGGAGAAGGCGATTCGGGAAAATATGGACCTCCCGAGCCCTGATCCGGCTACGGCGTACACCCAGCCGGCCGAGCCTGTGGCTGATCCGGCTGCGCCGATGACGAAAGCGGCTGCCGCTCGCGCCCGCCAGCGCCGCGAGCACCCCAAGAGTCGGCAGGAGCCCCTATTTTGAGTACACGCCAGTGGTACACCGTCCGTAACGCGCTTGCCGACGACGGCCCGCCCGAGATCCTGATCTACGACGTCATCGACTCCATGTTCGGTGTCTCTGCAGCGGATTTCGTGCGCGATCTCGCCAAAATCGACGCGCCGGCCATCACGGTGCGGATCAATTCGCCCGGCGGCGCGGTGTTCGACGGCATCGCGATTCTCAACGCGCTGCGCGGCCATGACGCCAAGATCACCACCGTTGTCGACGGCATCGCCGCCTCGATCGCCAGCGTGATCGCGATGGGCGGCGACGAGATCGTGATGAACAAGAACAGCCAGATGATGATCCACAACGCCTGGGATCTGGTGATTGGCAACGCTGACGAGCTGCAAGCCGCCGCGGATCGGCTGCGGCAGTTCTCCGAGAATCTCGCGTCTATATACGCCGACCGCGCCGGTGGTTCAGTCGCCGACTGGCAGGCGCTGATGGACGCCGAAACGTGGTACACCGCCGACGAAGCGGTGGCCGCGGGACTGGCCGACCTCGTCCTGGTTGAGACGGTCAAAGAGACCGCCATGGCGTCCTATACGCGCCCTGATGCGTTCGATCTATCCAAGTTTCGCTATCCCGGCCGTCAGGCCGCCCCCGCGCCGCAGATCGCCGCGCGGGCCCAAGCCCCTCAGCCTGTCGAGGCCGAGGTCACCGAGAAAACAGGAGGAGGGCACATGCCTACCTTGAATGAGGGCCTCGCAGAGCTGTTTGGTACGGAGCCAGACGCCGACGACGAGACCATATTGGCCGCCGCAAAGGAGGCGCTCGACGAGCGCGCCGCCGGTGACCAGCAAGCAGAGCCCGAGCCCGTGGCCGAGCCGACAGGCGAGCAGATCACCGCCGCCGCAGCCAAACTCGGCCTGACCGTGGTCGATACGACCGTGCTGGCCTCGCTACAGGCCAAGGCCGAAGCGGGCGAAGCTGCTCGCGCGCAACAGCTCCGCGAGGACGACGACCGAATCATCAACGACGCACTGGCTAAGGGCAAGATCACCCCGGCTACCACCGGAACCTGGCGCGCCGAGCTGGCCAAGAACCGCGATTCGGTTGCTGTCCTGCTCGAGACGATGCCAGAGAACAAGGCGCTCGCCATGACCGAGGTCGGTCACGCGTTCGCAGCCGAGGGCACCGAGCTCGACGCCGAAATGGAGCACACGCTCGCAATGATTACCGGCAACGGCCGGTCCAATGGAAAGGGCGCCTGACCCATGGCTATCTATTCACCCCTGTTCTTCCCCGGCGATCGCTACAGCAGTGTTACCAGCGCGACGGTGACAGCTGGGCAGCTGCTCTACATCTCCGGTGACAACACCGTGGCACCCACCAGCGCCGCTACTGCGGCGTGGATCGGTGTGGCCGAGGCTGATGCCGCATCCGGTGCGCCCGTGTCGGTCTACACCGAGGGCATCCATGTGCTCGGCGCAACCGGCGCAATCGCCGCAGGCGACCTTGTCATCGCGGCCACCGCCGGCACGGTGCAGACCATTGGTTCTGCCACTGCCACAACGGATTCGCAGATCGTCGGCAAGGCGCTCGCTGCCGCTGCCAGCAACCTCGTCACGGTCGCGCTGAGCTCCTAGCCCAGTGCGCCATCACCCCAAAGACGCTGCGCAGGCAGCTCAAATGAAAGTTGGTGTTTAAGTTGCCTATTCAGTTCCCGCCTCCCAATCCGTCGCTTTCGGGCGACATCCTCAGTATTTCCCGGTTCCTCAACAGCCCGCTGCTGGTTCTGCGGGCATTGAGGGACATCTCTGATCAGCTGTTCATCGCCGACAAGGTGTTGACCGGCCAGCTCTACACCGACTCGGGCTCAGTGATCTATGAGACGAATGAGTCGATCTTCGCCGACCGGGTGCCCAAGGGCGTCAACCCCGGCACCGAGTACCCGATGACCTCGATCGGCACCGGGCCTGCATCGACGGCGAATACCGTTAAGTGGGGCCAAGATTCACTGATCGAGGACGAGTCGATCAGCCGCCAGAAGTACCCGGTGGTGCAACGGGCGTTCCGCAAGCTGATCAACAGCCACATCCAGCAGATCGACTCGGTGGCACTGTCGGCGGTCAACTCGGCCGTGACGAACAACACCGCCTGCGTTAACACCTGGACGGGCACCGGCTCCGCGCCGGTGATTCTGCGTGACCTGATGCGGGCGATGTCGTCCATCATCAACCTCAAGCAAGGTTTCATGCCCGACACTGTGCTGCTGGGGTTGACGACGTTCGCCAACGTGGTCAGCGATCCGTCGCTGATGGCGTTGCTGCCGCGTGAGTACCCCGGCGTGACCAGCAACAGCACGATCGCCGGCTGGGACAGCCCCTACATTCGGCGCATCGGCGGGTTCACGTTCGTCACCAGCCCGAACCTGCCGACCACCGGCGTTGCCACGCTGCTGGATTCGTCGGTGTTCGGCGCGTTCGTCGACGAGCGTCTCCCCGAGATCGGCTACGTCATGGGCGATAACGGCGTGCAGGTCAAGACGATGCGCGAGGACGACGTCGACGGCTGGCGTATCCGGTGCCGGCGCACCACGGTGCCCGTCGTGCTCGAGCCCAACGCGGCCTGGAAGATCACCGGGGTGGATGCATGAGCTACAAAGTGGTGGTTCCGTGCGTCATCGCACAGGACCGAGAGGGCCATTCGCATCACTACTACGACGCCGCGATCATCGGCTGGCTCAGCGACAGTCAGGCCGCGCATTTCCTGGCCGAGGGATTGGTCGAAAAGGTCAGCGGCACGGCATCCGACGACGGGCCACCGGCCAAGACGGCGCCGAAGGCCGACTGGGTCACTTTTGCGGTGTCCAAGGGCGCGGACGCCGACGAGGCCGAGGCGCTGACCAAGCAGGAACTCGTCGAACTGTATGGAGGCTGAGTAATGGCTCTCTACAACGTGGTTGGTGAGTGCGTCGTCGACGGTAAGCACTTCCCGCGGCCGCATCCCGAGCCGGTCGAGGTCGATGATGCTGCGGCACGTCCACTGGTCGAGGATGGAAAACTGGTGGCGGTCGAGCTGCCGCACAGTGATCCCGAACCGCCTCGTCGGGGCCGCACTCCTGTCGTTGAGGAATAGTCGCAGTTGACGCTCTACCTCGAAATCGACGACTTCGAGACGCTGTACGACGGCGTGCTCGATGACGCCCAGGAGCAGCAGGCCGAGCTGCTGCTCCAGGTCGTCGATGCCCGCATCCGTCAACTGAAGCCTGACGCCGACGCGATCGCCGCGAAACAGGTGGCGTTCGAGGTGGTGCGCGACGCGATCATCTACGGCCCGCTCGAGAAGCTGTCGGAGTTCCAGAACATCACCAGCCGCCGAACCGAGGCCGGGACGTTCGACGAGGCGTTGAAGATGGTCAACGACTATCTCAACGACCGGCAGAAGCGCGTTCTGGGCATTCCATTGCGGGCCGCCCCGGTCTACAGCTTCCCGGTTTGCGATTACTGACGTGTTCGGAATCGGCGGCCAGCGCGTCGGCATCGTGACTGATGCGGCGGTGCTCGACGGCGGCCAGCCGGTGGTCTCGGAGTTCATGGAGCCCCAGACCACGCCGGTGACCGTCTGGGTGGACGGATGCCTGTTCGAGGTTCAGACAGACGTGATGCGGCCGGCCCTGCTCGAGCAGCAGACCGAGACCATCACCACCAAAGAATTCGCGTGGGCGTTCATGCCGGTCGTCAACGGGAATGTGCCCGCCGTCGACAGCGGCGGCGGCGCAGCACCCATAGCGGCATCGGCCATCACGGCGAATATGAGCCTGCGATACAACGGGCGCACCTATGTGATGCGCGGTGATGCGGTGCTGGAGTACGACATTCGGGGCCGCGAAAATCACGTGTTCTGCGTGTGTGAGCACCAGGAAGGCTGATGGACGAGTTTCTCGAAATAGTCGGCGAGGCCGCGGTCGGGGCCGAATTGGCGTCCACTCAGATCACCGATGAGCTTGTCAAATGGGCCCAGGATGAGGTGATCCCGGTCTGGCTGTCATTCAGCCCCGAAGATACCGGCAAGTACAAGGCGTCCATCCATGTGGACCGCAAGGGCCATACCGTCCTGGTCGGCTCCGATGACCCGATCGCCAACCTGATCGAATACGGGTCCGAGCACAACCCCGAGTACGCGCCACGCGCTAAAACCGAGGCACATTTCGGCGGCGGCGATGATGAGCCCGAGCATCTGTGACCGTCGAGCTATACGGCAGCGCCCCCCCGAATGCGGTGTCGTTCGTGCTCGCATGGCTACTGCCGCTCGCTGGTGACCCAGACAACCTTGGATCAAAACGCTGGCAAGCCGGCGCTCCGCTGCCGTATCGGATGGTTCGGCTCATCGACGGCACCGACGATCAGATCAGCGCCTACCCGATCATCAGGGTTCACACCTTCGCCGCGGACTACACGACGGCCAGCCGTGAGGCCGACGCTACCCACCGGCGGATGCTGGTGCTCGCCGACGATCCGCTGACCGACGTCGCGATGCCCGACGGCAGCACAGCCAATTGCGAATGGCTGACCGCGAAGTTGCCGCATGAGGAGCCTTACGCGTCATCGGCGGTCGTGAGCCGCTTCGTCGCCGAATACCGCATGGGTCTGCATTTCGGCCCTGTCAGCTCCTAACTGCTGACCCCCTAATCCCCGTCGCGGCACCACCGCGGCGCGCGGCCTTCGTGCGCCGCAATAAACCGCCGGAATCCTTTCCGGCACTTCACTATCCCGCGAAAGGAAACACCATGGCACAACCGACGACCGGTGTGAGCTACAAGGCTGCCGGTCTTGCCTACCTGAACGCACTGCGCGCCCGCAGGGGCGGGCGCTGGTCGATCATCGCCCGCGATTACGGCGGATCGGCGACCAACATCAGCCCAGGATCGTCATTCGTCGCCCCAATGGCCCAAGATGGCAACTGGCGCGGCGATTTCTTCGCTGTCCTGAAGAACGCGAGCGGCCAGTGGGTGTACAACACCGCTGCAAACCTCGGCTTCTATCCAGTCGGCTACGTGAGCCCCGACGGCATCGAGCGGCAGCCGAAGATCACCAGCGACCCGCTAGAGGGCCTACAGTCGCTCGACCCGCTGCGCGTCGACATGCAGAAGCGCGACAAGACGCTGATGTTCACGCCACTGGAGCACAACCCCTTTATTGATGCGCTGCAGTACAACCAGCCCCTCAGCGGCATTCTGGAGCGCGCCGCCGCCGGCACGTATTTCGCCGGTGAGACATCTGACGACGAGCCTTTGCGGCGGCAGGTCTTCGTTATGCACGAGGACAAGCAGGGCAGCCTCGTTGAGCGCAACGCCTTCCCGTTTCCCCGCTGCGTGCTCACTGATCTGGGCCCATCGAAGGGCAACAAGAAGGACGCCGACACGGCGAAGTTCACGCTGTCACGCGAGATCGACCCGTGGTTCGTCGACGCCAATGGTGTTCCGCTGCTCGACGGCCGCTGGACCACGGGCTCGCTGTGGGCCCAGGACACCACCCCCGGCCTGACATTCGTCCCGCCTGCTCCGGTCGTGACACCGACTGCGGCGACGACGGCCAACGCCGTGTTCCCCGCGCCGATCGGCGGCACGCCGAGTTACACCTACACCGCGCAGAAGTCGGCGAGCTCGAGCATGACGAGCCCGTCGTCGGCGACAGTGGGCAGCCCGACCGTCACCAACGGTGTGGTCACGCTACCCATCACCGGATTGACAACGGCGACCACGTCGTATTTCACGATCACCGTCACCGACTCGACGAGCGGCACCCCGCTCACCGCTGTCTCTGCGGTGTCCAACGGCGCGCTTCAGCCGTAATCCCCAACCGTCCCGGCGGGCGTGCTTCGGCTCGCGCCCGCCGGGGCTTTGTCATGCCCTTAAGCCGAAACAGCCGAAAGGAAAGCCGAAATGCCGAATACCGATTCAGAACAGCCCAAGATCATCCTGGGGCCAGTGGATGCCGAAGCAGCGCGCGATCAATCAGCCGAATACCTGGGATTTGCAAGCGGTTTCAAAATCCAGGCCAAGGATGGCGAGGTCTTCGAGATCCCCAACCCGTCCTACCTTGACGATGAGCAGCAAGACCGCTACGACGCTCTGCAGATGGAACTGGAGGGCTGGGACCAC